TTTTTTTTATTTAATAAGTATATTTTATTTTAATTGTATAAGGAGGTGGTGTCCTATGGATATTGCTAATAAGAAGCGAACCGGGGTTTCCCACGTATCTTTTTAGGTAAAGAGACTACAAGACATATGTGCTTCGACGTTTCTTTATCCTTATATAATTAAGTTAGTTTATTAATTTTCTGATTTTTAATAAAGCCAGAAAATTAATATATATATATTTATTTTTATTTAGCCGTTAAGGCAGGGAGGTTCACTATGAACATATTAAGATTTTCCACAATGAAAGATATTATACCGAAAGAAGAAGGTGTGTTTACTATTAATGTTACTGGCCATCGTCCAGATAAGTTAGGTAACTATTGGTCTGCGTTTAGTAATAAACATGACCACATTCTAAAAGCATTTAAATATTTTTTGTGGAAAACTGTTGAATGTAAAGCTCAACAGGGAATTCGTTTTTTCAGATTAATTTCTGGTATGGCTCTTGGGATTGACAGTATCTTTGTGCGTGCTTGTAAAGCATGTAAAGATTACTATGCACCAAGAGGAATTCATATCGAAATTGTCGCTGCGATACCTTGTGTAAAACAGTATTCTAAATGGCAAAAGAATTCTAAAGCGGAGTATCGCAAGCTATTAGCTATGTGTGATTCTGCAAAAATTGTGTCTTGGAGATATTCTCCAAAATGTATGCAAGTTCGTAACATATATATGGTAAAACATGCTGACGCTACGCTTGCGTACTGGGATGGTACTGATGGTGGTACTAAAAACTGTGTAGATTATGCTATTGAACGCAAAAAACCTTTCTTTAATATCTATGATATTGCGAAAGAATTTGAAGAAAAAGCAAAATCTAACTAATTAAAATTAAGCACTATATAGAGAATTAAATCCTCTATATAGTGCTTATTATTATTTTTCTTTTTGTTTTTATATTTGTATTTAATTAGCTATCTTTCTTGATAGAAATTAAATATACATATAAGAACAAAAAATGATACAAGGAATGTTATATAAGTTGTAAGATACCTTGTATCATAATGGTGAATATAAGATAGGTGTGGAGGATTAATAATTTTTATTTAAGCCTTTATTTTTTTGTATGTGTGCTTCGCGGGAGGAAAATTATGTTAGCGAAAAATACCAAGATTAAGACTTCTGGTCTTAAATTAATTCTTAAAAAATTAGATTATCAAGTAGCTGTGTCTGTAAAAAGAACTGACCGTGGTTATAAAACTAGCTTATTGGCTACTGATAATTGTGGCAGTATGTTTTGTTTGAAATTAACATTAGAGGAGTATCGTGATTCTGTTATTAGAGTTCATATGATGGATATTAATTCTGACAGAGACTATTCTGGGTCTACTTTATTTGAACATGATTTTAGAGAAAATGAAAGAACTGAATTAGCTAACGCTATTGTTAATACTATTAAGATTACAAACAATGAAGTTAGATTATTTGGCAATTGCACATTAAAAGAAATGTTTGTGGCTTTAACAGATATTAAAAAAATCAAAGAATTTTATTCTTTGAATGAAAGAGCTTACAAAATTTTTAAAGAAATTGATAGCGTAATGTAACAGGGAGGAAAAAAAATGAAACAATATTATAGTGTGGAAAATTTTAATGCAAATAATTATGGTAAAGAAAATTTATCTATTGCAGTAACATTAAATAAATGTACCGTAAATAATGAAGCGGTATTTTTAAATAAATGGCGTTTATCTTTTGATTGTATTGAACATATTGTATACGATAATAGTGCCGAAGAACAATTAGTATTATATTCTTCTTATGAAAAGAAAAATCAGCAACATAATGTAATTATTAAAGTTAGAATCGAAGACTTTAATAATTTACGAGGTGATTGGATTGATTTTATTGGAGATATGTTTATGATGGCTCTTGTAAGCAAAGAAGAGGAGGGCCCATATGGAACCTATTGTTAATCCGTGGCTAATTTATTTGGTATCAATTGTAGAACATTTACGAAACTTTTTTAATGCTATTACATTTGTTGTATGTGCTTTAGATATTCTTATTGTTATGGGCACATTTATTGAATCAGATGATGCTATCGCTGTATTTTATAATCGTAAAGAAAAGAAAATTAAACCGTTTATTAAATTATTAATAGCATTAACTATTATTTGTCCATTATTAGTAATTTTTATCCCATCAAAAGAAACTATTATAGCTATGTATATTGCTAATATGGTTACACCAGATAATTTAAATTTCGCTAATGAAGTATTCAAGAGCAATCTTAAAGATTATATGGATATTATTTCTGGTGCATTAAATAAATAGGTGATTAAAAATGGGAAAAAATAATATAAATATTAATATGTGTAGATGGAAAAGCGAAACTACATTTCAATATATTCTCGCCAAACAATTATATCTTAAAAATATTTGCATTCCTAATGTAAGTATGTATACTCCTGGCAAAAGAGAATACGAAGCAGATTTCGTATATTTTAATCTAAAAAGTAGACGTTTAACAGAAGTTGAAATTAAAATAAATAAAATTGATTTTCAGAATGATTTTCATAAACCTAGATATCATGATAGTGAAGATGTGTCTTATTTATATTATGCATTGCCTAGTGATGTGTATGAAAAGTATAAAGATTTCATTGATTCTAAATTAGGAGACGCGGGTCTTATTATAATGGATAGAAAAGAAGATAAAGAAGGTGCATATTATGTATTCGGTGGCTTTAAAAAGAAAGCTAAAAAACGTAAAAATGCACAACCTTTAACAGATAAAAAAATTCTTAGATATATGCGTATAGGTTGCATGAAATGGGTTTGATAGGAGATTATTATGTATGAAAAATTAATTAGAGTAGCTGAATTCAATGCAGAATGTGCTGACATTTTAGAAAAGCTCCATGACCCAGTATTTACATTAATTCAAAGAAATGGTCGTACACCTTGGTTTAATGAAAAAACTGAGGAGTACCATTTCATTGATGTAAATGGGAAAGAAAAAACAACTGGCTATTGGGATATCTTTTTCAAATTAAGTATGGTATTTGATAAGCTAGAAAGAAAACATACATATTTAAGTGCATTAGAACTTATGGTATGTCTTCTTGGTTTCTTTTATAATACGACTAATTTCTATGAAGTAAGCGAAGAGATTAAAAGTTTGCCTAGATTAAGAAAATCATATTATGGTGAGAGTCAAGAAAATGTCGATAAATTAAAAGACACCATGAAAGTAGCTAGTGAATTATTTTTGGATTTACATAGAGCTATGACTGTATTTGATGCATTATCTGATGAAATAGAATTGGATTGAAATTATAAGATGATGAGGAGGAAAAATAAATATGGGTATGTTTAGTTTTATCTATTGTGATATTAAAAATAAAAATTATCGAGGCGGACTTAACATGGTTGAAGGCGATATGGTCCGTATCATTGCTCCGAACGATGAACATGTAGTTGGTCAATATGATGGTTATGGTCGTGTATATATCGAAAATGGACATTATGATTTGCATGAATTATTAGCTTTATGGAACCGAGGTGTACTGCATAAATCATATGCAGAACTATTAGGTTCTTATTTTATTGAATCAGGAAAATTAGCTGACCAATATGAAGAATTGCGTCATATTGGCATTGATATTGAATGCAATAATCAATTATATGGTAAAGATGAAAAATTCTGTCCATATCCATTAAAACTTGTTCGTGACCTAGCAAAAAATAAAAAATTGAAGTATAATAATATTCATAATATTTCTATTTCAGACCCAGTACAAGGGTTCGAACGTATGACAAATGATGAATATTTACTAGAACGTTGTTTTGAAGGTAAAGATTATTTTGAATATATGGAAGTAGAATATGGAAGTGTATTCGAATGAAAATAACATTTAAGAATAAAGAGAAAGCTATCCAATTCATGCAAGTTGTTATGGATAGATTTGAACATACTATCTGGGAACAAATTTACGATAAAGTATGGGATATAGACAATTGGGAAACAACTGGTACAAGCTTCGCACTCCTTACGTATTATAATCAAAAGAACAATGAAGAACTTCATGTTGAATGTAGACGTCATAGACATGAAGTTGTTATGCGTATTGTAGAAGATACATATAAACCTGAGCTAATTTATTCGTTCTATAACATGTACAGAGATATGCATTATGATAGAATGTGTATTGATAATGTGGGTAGACAATGGAATAGAAGAAAAAAATATTATAAGCCACGCAAAAATTTATACGTGGCTTTTTAATAACGAAAGGAATTTTTCTATGGAATTGTTAAAAACTATTAAAGTAGAAACAAATTGTTCAACAGTTTGGTTCAACACACTAAAGAATTCTAATATATTAGATGATTTAAAGTTTATGCTTAAATTTTCTGAAAATAAAATCTCATCTGTTGGCGATATGTTAACTATTTCACTTAATGTAAATGGCGTAACAATTACATATGACCCAACATTAATTAACTATCAAACTATTCATCAATTAATACAATTAGTTGATATACGTGTAAATAAAAAGAAAGAGGAATAAAAAATGTTTGAATATTATTACCACCTATTTCAAATCTTCAAATATGATTTAAAAGAAATGATTGCGGAGATTTGATATGAAGACAATAAAAAATTTATCTATTTCTGGAGATTTCGAAGAATTAAAAAAGAAAGTAGTAGAATTAACTAAAGATGATTTTAAGTGGGCTGTTGAATACGAAAATGAAGAAACAGAGGATATGGAAACATTAATACTTTGTGACTTCGTATATCGTGAAGACCCATTTGGTGAAGGTGGATTATTGCAAGCTAAAGCTAGTTTTGATTCACATCTTGATAAACAATATGAAAAAGATGCAATGGTTTATATTGACTTCTTCGCTTTCGATTCTTTAAAAGAAGAAGGAGTTATCGATATTGAAACAGAAGATAGCCAAATATTCTTAGCTTTCTATACTTTGTTTACAGAAATGAAATTATTGTAATTTAAAAGGGTAGTAAAAAATTAAATGGATACATGTAAAAAAGTAATTATCTCTGGCAATTATAAAGATATGGAAGAAAAAATTAATTTTCTTACATCTGATGATGGTAGCTGGTGTGTTGATTATGAAGATGAAGAGTTAATGGATATGGCTACTTTTGAATTTTATAATTTTAAAAGAAAAGATGATTTTATCGATTTTGAAATTATAAAATATCCTAAAAATCATCCAGAACAAAAACAAGAAGTCCCTGGATATATGGAATTTTATAAAGATAAAATAGATAATAAAGAAGGATATTTTTCATTTGAGTGTGAAGATAAATATATTTTCTTTATCTTTTTATCTATTATTCAGAAATTAGGTTTAGTATGATTATTTTATTTTTTGATTCTAAAAATAAAGCTAGGGAATATTTTAATTTCATTTTAAGCAATGCTAGTATAAAAACAGAAACAATTATACTTAATGACTTTGCGTATCAATATGATTATGAAATGTGTATTGATTTATTGTATAGTAAATCTGGTGAATTTTTATATGATTATGAGATGTTTAGAGTATATGTTCGTGTAGAAAATAAAAACGTATTAATCTTTGCTGAAAATGAATTAGATTTTAAATGGTCAGAAAAACATATTTCTGATTATTTCTTAGCTTTATTTGCTAAACATAAATTAAATATTAGAATAAAAAGGGAGTAAAAATATGTTAACACACGAAGAAGAAATATTTTTGGGTAACGCATTAACGTTAGTTGCGATATCTACTATTTTTCTTTTAGGTTATACCCTTTCTGAAGAATCAGGGAAAGAAAAATTAGCAAAAGTATTTCTTATTTTGTCTGCTATATTTTTTGCTCCTGATGCTATTTTTATTATTTTAAAAGCGATATCTGCTTTTATTTATATGATAACTATTTATTGGAGGTAAAATCATGTCTGATGTATTACTAGAAAAATTAAGAACGCAGAGAACTACTTTGCCATTTAAAAATGGTGAATATGCTAAAATCTTTTTTGATTTAGTTGATGAAAACGAAAAACATAATCCATTGCTTTTTGATAAAAGTAAAAAAGAAGAACAGCGTTGCTATAGCTATTCTTATAAAATAGATGTTGGATTTTTTACTAAAATATTTATTTTTAAAGATGATAGATATAATGAAGAAATTAAAATAGATGTATCTATTTATAATAATGTCATTGTCATTTCTTCTAGTTCTGATAAAAATAATATTATGGGTTTATTATATCAATATAAAGAATATTATATGCGGAAACATTATGCTAAAGTTATGCTAATGAAGGAATTCATCGAAGCTCAATTATAATAAAAGGAAAATAAAATATGATTATTAAAGCAATTTATAATTATGCTCATGCTATGACTGTATTACAAAAATGGCTTAAAGATGACGCTCAAAAAAATAATAGTTTTGAATATACTCTTAACGATAAACGTTATACTGTTGGTTTATCAAGTATAGTCTATTTATCTAAAGGAAGTAACATTCTTAATTTTTATATTAAAAACAATGAAGACGATATTAAAGTTACTGAAGAGGCTTCTTTGAATTTAATTAATAAAGATTTTGAAAATGAAGTTGAAATTTCTTTTAATGCAGAAACGCCTTATGAATTAGATTGTATAAATCATATCTTTACTTTATTGTCTATGAATATTATGAATATGTCTGATGCATGGTAACTACTATGTTTGAATATAATAAAGAAAAATATAGCTATAAGAATATTGTCGATGAATTATTATTTGATAATTCTAGCTATATTTGGAAAACAACTTTGTTAGGCTTTGGTGACGCAGAATTCTATCCTAATCGTATTGAAGAAAAAGGATTAGAAATTGCTTGTTATGGTAAAGGCATTCGCCCGGGCCAATTAATAAGAACTGACAGTATTTATTTATCGGAACAATCTGCTATTCAACATGAAATAGATATATTGATAGATAAATTACCAACAGAAAAAGATAAAGATAATTTATATATTTTGTTAAATGAACAAGGAACAAAATGAGGATTACAAGAAAAGGGATTTTCGTAAAAGATTCAAATCAATGGTTCGAAGACTTTAAAAATACATTATATTATCAAGTTCTTGAATTTTTGATTTACACCACTGAAAATGAAATTAATTTTACTAATGGTATTAGAATTTTAAAAAGTGGCAATAATAAAATATTTTTTGAATATATAGCCGATAATGAATTCCATGAAAAAACAATGAACGATATTATCGAATTAATGAAAGAAAAGGAAGAAAATCATGAATAACAAAATTTTATTAACAGGTTTAGTATTGGTATCTTTAACAGGTACAACATTTGCCGCTGGAATCAATAATACAGTTAATTCTACAGCAGCATATTATGGTGCAGAGGCTTATGGTAATTCTAATAAGATTGAAGAAACTGGCCGGTCTGCATTTGCAGTTGGTTATAAAAATACTGTAAGTGCTAACAATGCATTGGCTTATGGTGTTGAAAACAAAGCAGAAGGTATTAATAGTTTAGTTGGCGGCGAATACTCAAAAGCTACCGGGAGAAATTCTGTTGCAATCGGTTCTTCTGCACAAGCATTACAAGATAATACATTTGCTATTGGTTCTCAAGCAAGAACTAGTGGCGAAAACACTGTAGCTATTGGTAATGGTGCTTACGCTAATGGTGTTTCTAGTATAGTATTAGGACGCACGAATACAGTTAATGGTGATGATACTACAGTAGTAGGTGCTAATAATGGTACTATTAATGCTGGACAAAGTGCTGTTTTTGGTTACAATAACCAAGTGTTAGACAGTTCTAAAGAGCAACTAGCTTTCGGTTCAAACAATAAAACTAAAGGTCAAGGAGCTACTGTTTTAGGTTCTCATGGTCAAGCAGTAGCAGTAGATAGTTTAGCATTGGGCAATAACACATTAGCCGATGTACAAAATTCTGTAGCATTAGGAACTAATTCTACTACAGAAGAAGCAGTATCTACAGACCATATTCATATTAATGGTGAAAGATATGATTTTGCTGGCGGTGTAGCTAATAGTACTGTATCTATCGGTACTAACAATAAAGCCGGCAATGGTGGTGTTAAAGAGTATAAACGAACACTAACTAATGTCGCAGCAGGCAGAGTAGATGGTACATCTACTGATGCAGTTAATGGTTCTCAACTTAATGCAGTCATTAATGCTCTTAAATTCACAACTGTTGCAGAAGGAACCAATACAACTGTTAAACAAACAACAAATATTGATGGCGGTAAAGAATTTTCAGTTCATGTTAATAAAGATTTAGTTAACATGAACTCCGTTAATTTCGGAACAAATGCAGATACTGTTCATAGTGTTGTAAATAAAGAAAAAGCTCATTTCTTTAATGGTGACACAAATACAGCTGTAACTTATAATGGTTTAAAATTAGAAAATACTAATAATTTAGATACAGCATCTTATACTATGAATGGTATGCAAGCATCTAGCAATGGTAAAGATATTCGATTCTCTACTGACGGTATCAGTGCTGGTGGTCAAATTATTAACAATGTAAAAGCTGGCGTAGCAGATACTGATGCTGTTAACGTATCTCAGCTTAAACGAGTAGAAAATATTTTAGATAATAAAATTAACGATGTTGGTCATAATGCATTAGAACGAGCTAATCATTATACAGATTTACAAGTAAATAAAAGCGTCGCTAAGGCTTCAGCATTAGCTGGTCTTAAATTCTTAGATTATAATCCTAAAGACAAATGGTCCTTCGCGGCTAGTGTAGGCCATTACCGTAATGCTAATGCAGTTGCCGTAGGCGCTGCATACCAACCCAATGAAAACACTATGATTCATGGTGGTATCACAGTAGATGATAAAGTAGCATACAATTTAGGTGTAAGTGTTAAAGTTGGCGGTCAAAAATATATTAATAAATATGAATTAGCTGAACAAGTTAGACAATTACAATCTGATAATGCAGAGTTACGTCAAGAATTAGCTGAATTACGTTCTATGATTGAAAGCAATAAATAAATAAATATTATGGATAATAAATTAAGAGAAGAATTAAGAAGTCAATTATTCAATCAATTAGAACAAGACGAGCGTGAATTAACTTATCTTGTATCTGAATATGGTTCAATTATTGACAGATATTTATTTTTACAAGAAGAAATTGAATCTGTAAGAAGACAAATTCTATCTGTGTAAAATAATAATTAAAGGCCCCTACGGGGGTCTTTTTATTTTTAGCTTTTTTACGGCTTAGTGCCGCATCACAAGCCTTGTATCATATTGGTGATATAATTGAAAGGAGATGCTAGAGATGGCTAAAGTTTTATATTCAATATTATATGCAATTGTTTTTTTTATTATAATTTGCATTTTTCATTAATATGAGGCTTTAGCTATTTCAGCATGCCTTGTATAATAATGGTAGACAAAATTTTTTAAAAAAGAGGTAAAAAAAAGAAATGGAACAAGAACTAATTTTTTCCAGTAGAAATGGTATTTTGCACAAGCGTCCTAGATTGACTAAACTAACAGAAGCTCGTAAAAAAGCTGGTTATAATAGTCAATGAAAAATTGCTAAAAAATTAAAAATTACACAAACAGAATATTGTTCTTATGAGTCTGGTAAAAAAGAAATGCCAAAACGAATTGCAAAAAGAATTTCTACGCTTTTAAACATGCCAATTGATGAAGTTACTTCTGTTGATTATCAAAATGAAAAATTAACAAAAGATGCAACAAAAGTATTGGAAAAGATGTTTAAAATGTTGGGTGAATTAGAATTATGGCAACTTGATGAATTAGATAAAACTGTGACTAATATGAGCCTTATGAATGGTGTCATGAAGTATAGAAAAATGTTACAAAGAAATCGTAGAAAATTCAGAAAAAATGCTAAGGAATTAAAAGAAATTAAAATTAATAGAAATGATTTTACGCTTTTATTTTCTGATACTATTGATATGAAAGAAATATCTAACATATCTATTCATTATGAAACAATGTTAACTTTGATTGAATATGGTTTATTGCCAGAAAATCAATTAAAGGATTTCATTAAATATTTTAATATTATTAAATAACTATATTTTTAAAGTAGACAAAAAGGAGAAAAGAAAATGAACAAAGTATTCGAACTTGTAGGTCGTGCAGTTGTTGGGGGAATCATCGGTTTTGCAGTTGGGTATGTAACCCAAACTGCAATTAACGGTGGTTTGGCTAATAATGTGAAAGCAGACGTTAAGGGTTTTAAGAAATTGGTCAAAGACACAATTAACGCGTAAGCGAAACCTTGTATAATATTGGTGAAATGCCTTAGTTAAGTTATTCGTCGCATTGCGGTTTAATTTAATTAAGGCTTTCATATATGTTGAAGGTCGGCATCGAACCTTCTGGGGCAAGCTGAGACTTGCGAATAATTGCGGTATTTGGAGGAAAGCTAAGTCATAAAGATATGTGAACTCCACTGAAGGCTATATGTAATAGTGTAGTCAAGTGTCCAATGGATTGAAACTCATTAGAGAATATAATATCCTAAAAGACCGCAACTTCCATTAGCGACGATACTAATGTTGAAGAAGTAGTGGACTACCCTATCGAAAGATAGGGACTATAACTTATATTGGCGGATTGCGTTGAGGTCGAAATACCTTTCATAATCATAAGTAAATTAATAGTAGACGTAAGAGCTACCATCCGCCAATATTTCATGGGCTTAGTAGAGAAAAAAAACTGGTGCAACTCCAGAAAAGCCCTGAAATACTATTATCGTAATTTAGGTGTTCCAACGGTTCCGGAATGCCTTGTACGATAATGGTGAGTGAAATCATTTAGTCATTCATACCTGTTTGTATAAGGAAATGGTATTGGCAATGATAAAAAGAAGAGTAACTCAAATTTTTTAATTATAAGATAAAAGTTTTAAGTCCTCTAGTCAGATAGTAGAGGCAAAATAAGGAGTAATTATGAACAACTTTAGTTTAATCAAAGGGTACGTATCCCGCAAAACAACTACTTTCCATCCAGCACGTGATGGTAAAAAAGCTGTATTTAGCACAACTATCGCAGTAGCAACTGGCACAGTTGATGGCGAAGGTAATAAAGTATATAACTGGGTACCAGTTAAATCCTTCGGTAAAACAGCTGAATTGATGAATGAAAATCTTGTTGGTGGTGATTACACAGAAATCACTGGTCGTTTGGGTATGAACCCACGTTATACCAATAAGAAAGGCGAAACAGTTTATGAAACTTGTTTCTTGGTAGCAACACAATTTTCTCGTTTGACTCAACGCGAAACTCCAAAAGCAACTGAAGTGGCTCAAGAAGAAGTTGAGAACTTTGCAGGAGCATCAGAAGTGTTCGGCGAAGAATTAGAAGGTGCAACAATTCTTTAATTTAAACTAACATAAGAAAAATCATATATGAACCACTGGCGTGAAGAGATGTATGATTTTTCTTTTTTTGTTTTTTAACTTGAGTTAAAAAATATTTTTAGTTGAAATTAAAAAACAAAAGTGTTATAATATTTTTTTTAACGAAAGGAATTTTAATTATGAAAGAAAATTATTCATTAGAAGAAATCGTAGAAACATTAGCTAAATTTAAAGAAGTTATGAATTATGTGCGTCAAAATCATGGCGTATGGGACAGCACTGTACAAGAATGTGATAAAGCATTTGGTGATATCCGTCATTATTGTGAACTACAATATCCTACACAACGCAGAGATAAAACAAAAGTAGTTCGTTTAATTCATGATTTTTCTGTTAAACGTCGTGAATGTAAAGATTATCTTGAAGTCTTGGCTCCATTATTTGAAAGTAATTTGGTTGAAGAAAAGCAATTGATGAATGTCAATCGTATTATCAATCAAATTAAAAAGAATCAAGAAAAAAATCGAGCATATAAACCTCGTGTATTAGATGAACTATTTAAGTAATATATATTTTCGTGTTATTTTTTAATAAGAAAGAGAGGTGTTTACATGAATTTTTTATTTAATCTATTAAAAAAGATTGCACCAAAAGTTTTTTTGTGTCATAATAAAGTAGAATTAGAAATCCTAGAGGCACGTCTTGCTTTGGATAAATAACGCGAAAGGATATTTTATATGCCAGATACATATTTTGTAAATGACTACGCTCTTAAAGATGCTGCGGAATTACGCAAAGAAACTGAAGAGCGAATTAAAAAAGCAGTAGAACGTATCGTTAAAATTTTATATAAAGCGATTACAACTGCGGCAGAGAAAAATGAATTTGAAGTTACGAGTACATTAGATTTAAGCTCCGACCATGATTTGGATAGAGCTACAGTTGAAGGTGTAAAAACAGAATTAACTAATAAAGGTTATACTGTTACTTACGAAACTGAAGACCATAATGTATGGAAAGTAACTTGGTAGTTTTTAATAAGCTCGGATAGTCATTCCGAGCTTTATTTTTATATGGAGGAAAATCAATGGTAAATGTATTCAAACCAACCGAAGAGGAATGGAATATGGGTGTTGTCGGCATTGAAGATATGTACGGCAATAAAGTTTTATTTAATAGTATTGTAATGCTATTAGGTCAAGAATATGGTATTTATTTATTAGTTTGTAATGATGACGATGAATATGGTGCTGCGTTAACAGATGACCCAACTTGTCAAGATAAGGAAAGTCGTATCCACTTTAATGAATTTTTAGATTATGAACATATTAAAGTCGTTGGTACGTATGATAAAGATAACAAAGTGTTAATGGGTAAAATTGGTAAAACCGAGAAATGTATTTCTTGGCAAAGTAAAAAACGTCGAAATAAAAATATGAAAGTGAGTGCATAATATGTTATATCTAAAAAATATGCCAGCTTATGAATTTTTAGATAAATTCTTTAAATTAGATAATCTAAAATTTGATACTATATATGATGATAAACTTTATAATTATAATGTAGCTTCTTATAACGATAAAGAAAAAGATGGAAATATCACTGTGTTAAATTTAAGTCTTTTAGAAAAACGAGATGAAAATTCTAACTGGTCAGATATTCAATATAAATATTTATTTTTAGAATTTTATCTCAACAATGATTTAATTAAATTTAGTGATGATACATCTGACAATAAAACAAAACAAATCGTTAAAGATTTTATTGATGCAGTTATTAATGCATAGAGGAATAAAAAATGAAAAAAATTATTGAGTTAGAGCCTGGCATTTTAAGTGCCGAAAATTTTTTATATCAATTACAAACGTGTAAAAATACTGTGTTTGAAAATGGATATGATGAAAATTTTTATATTAAAAACGTATATGTTCCTAAAGATTTTAAGAATGAACGAACAGTTTTGTTTAACATAAATTTTTGGCGTAAAGATATACAATATCAAAGCCATGCTGTATATACACCAGTATGTATTGAATATTCAATAAATTTAGAAACTAATCTAATTTCTTGCACAGATAATAATGCTCCATTAGGTGCAGAATTGTTAAGTAAATTAATCAATGAAGTAATTCTTGTATAATAATGGTGTGTCATTTCGGCATAGTATTTTTAATTTAATTTATTTGTATAAGGAGTTTTAATTATGATGACTTTAACTTTTAATCACGAAGCAGAAGCTATTGCGATTATGCATCATATCACACAATTTGCACAAGAAAATAATAATATTGTACAAGCAGAAGAAGACAGTTTTTCTCTTGAATATTTTGTATCTACAGATTCAATCTGTGTATTCGCAATGAATGGTGAATTCTTGAGCATTGTGATGAGTGTAGTTCGTACTGGCACTAATATTCATTTTGAAACAGATATTGAAGATAATATCGCTGGCGGTGGTTATCCTCAGCCATTGGTTTATCAGATGACGATGAATTTGATGTCTGAAATTTTAGATGATTTCAATCAAAAAGAGTATATGAATTCTGTTTCTGAAGTATAATATTTTTATGATAGCCACGCATGTATTTGCGTGGCTATATAAGTATTATTTTTATTTTTTTAAAGAAAGTGTGCAAAAAATGGAATATATCATTAGGCATGAATATAGAGATATACATAATGCATTATTAAGAATTTTTTCTGAAATCTTACAAGATAAAATGGAATATACAATTTATTCCTCAAAAACAGAAAAAAGAAGAAAAGATATTGTTGGCATGGGTATGCGAATGGTAACAGAAAAAGAATTTAGTATAACATTCCATATTAGAGAAAAAACAGATGGAGCTACTTGCAATTCAACTATCGGTTGCGAATTAATTATGAAAGAACATGGTCTAGGTGAATTTGCTATTTTCTCTAGTAACAAAGATGAAGCATATACTATTGTTAATATTTTTGAGTTTTTAACAGAAAGATTCTATCGAGCTTAACTAGATAGAGAATTATTAGGTGAATAATATGTTATGTTATAAAGACAGAACGTATTGCGGAACAGATTGTAAATTGCAAGGCACTTGTAAAGAAAGTTTTGAGTACGCAAAAGAAGAACAAAAACAGCATCCAGATGAATTTGTAAGAAATTTACCATTTTCTATTCGGTACAAAAGTGAATGTGAAAATTTTCAAAAAAAATAGTTGACATATACTATAACTATGTTAAAATATACATGTGAGTTTTACCTCCTTTCGTTAATATAACTCACACGTGCGTATAGGGTTCTGCTTTGGTGATAGCAGAAGACTGTGGAACAACAACTTCATAGGTGTTGATTAGACAAGAAGAAGACGGTATTTGAGAGATGCCGTCTTTTTTCTTTATTGCTTTTTGTCTTTTTTTGTAGTATAATATACATATCTTAATTCGGTATTATGGTAGAAAAAAGGACAAAACTATGAAAGTCTATGGATATGCTAACAATTTAAAAGGCGAACAAATATATGGTCGTCTTGTTGATAGAAAATTCTTACTCGTAAAAGATGTTACGTTGGTTGAAATTAAACCAGATACATTTCAATCCGAACAAGAAATTCGAGTAAAAGAAAGAAATAAATTAGTGGCGAAAGCAAATCGTAAAGCTACTTCTGAAATTAAAAAAATTAATAAAAACAAAACAAAAAATCTTCAGGAATTAGCAACGCCAGAAATGCTTGGTAAGTATCTTGCCATGATTATGTTACAGTGGGTTCATGGCAATAAAATTACTGAAGATGAATATACATATGAATATGAAAAAGAAAAGGCGTTAAATAGTTCTGAGTACAAGGAGATTTTATGTTAAATTTTTATTATAATGGCGATGAGTCAATTCAAACATATGAGGCTGAATTTACATTAGAAATTAAAAATGACTATTACAAAGGTCATGGTACTGTCGATAAAGATAGCATTAAAACTTTATATACTAAATTAATCGAAGATGGCAATTATGATGCCGAATTTAATTTAATTGATATAGAAGAACATGAAGGCTTTACAGCGATTAAATATGAATCTACTGATTATATTGACGGTTCTTTCTTATTATTCGATTTAGTTCGTGAAGTGCCTAAAGATGTTTATACATATTTTATTTGCTCTCCTAGTTTCGATTTTTATTATAAACATGTTGGCAAAAATTCGTTACCATTCTCTTCTCGTTATTTAGTCTATACAGCTCATAATGGCAGTTATATTTTGTGTGATGATTATAAAGAAACCATTGGCAAATTAGAAGAAGTAGCACAACGTATTCTTCACGAAGGTGCTTCGTTTACTAAAGATGCGATTTTAATTTCTAAAATTGATAGTGGCGATAATAAAGACTTTAATGACTTATTAGACGATTACAAAACGTATGATGTAATGCGTGAAAATATTAATTTTGCGGCTAAACAAGATAATCCAGAAGAAATCATTAAAATGCTTCGTAGTCAATTTGGCGACGACATGGAAATTGTCTTCATTGATGAAGAAACTGGTAAACGTGTTGGTGGTCCAAATAAAGAAAAGAAGGATAATAAAAAATTATCTTAGGTAATATAAAGGACGGTAGTTTATTTTAATCTTCCTCCTCCTTTGTATAATATATAATAAAACTACTTGTGTAAAAAAAAGTGATGAGATATAATGTATATAGAGTATTCTATGTAATACAAAAATCTCCTCATTTTGCACACAAAAAAGATGGTTATTCTGAGCAGCGACAGAGTAACCATCTTTTTTATTTTATCAGAAAGGAATTTAAAAATGAGTGAACATATTGGCACTATATTAGCAATTATTTTTGTTGTATTATTTTTATTAGGAAAATCATCTTTAAGATTTTTTAATGATGAACATAAAATTGGGATTCGATATAATTTTAGATTGTTTTTTGAAGAACCAGATAGCCCACATAGCTTTAAATTTGAAATCATATGGAACAAATAAAACATGAAAAAGAAATTAATTAAAGTATATATTAGAGACCTACGGTTTGATATTCCAGATGTGTCTTTAGAAAAAATAGAAGAATTATATAAGCAATTGCAATGGTCAGAAGCTAGAGATAATTCTGTACATGAAGTGATTAAAAAAATACAAACTTTACAATCAACGATTGAAATATTAAAAGAACAAATTCAAGAATTAAACGATAAGAAGATAGAATTAGAAAATTTAGTATATGTAAATGGTGAAATAAAAACATACGCAGATATCTTGTCAGAAATCGAAAAAGATGCTAAGATTAAATAGTAACTTTTTTGATTTTAACGAAAGGATATTTGTAAAATGGAAGATATTATTAATCAACCAAAACATTATACTCATGGAGGTATTGAGGTACGTCCATTTATCAATTCTCAGGGTTATAATTTTGATATGGGCAATGTTATTAAATATATTGTGCGTGCAGGTATTAAAACACCAGATAAGTTAATTGACTTAGAAAAAGCATTAAACTATATCAATGATGAAATTAAAAAAGGCAATAAAAAATTACATTTTGAGCCAACAAGTATTTTTATTTCTGGCTATGAATTTATTAGAAGCCAACCACATTTAACAGATAACCTTAAAAATGTCATTTCTTTATTATCTAAAGATGAAAAAACAGACTGTATTTTAATGGCAGAAGTAATTTCTGCACGAGATTTGTTGCAAGAAGAAATTAACATGTTAAAGATTTAAGGTAATAAACCCATTGAAACGTTTTTTAATTCTCTTAATTAAGAAAGGAAAGAACTCCAATGGGTTTTTTACTTGCTGTAAAAAATTTTTTACAAGAAAACTGGCGATTACTCGTCGACTGTCTTAGGTGGCTCATACTTTGTATTCTTATTATATTGTCTATTTTGTATGTTTTGGATAAGTTTGGTCCACGCAACGAAGTAGATACGAAGCCATCTAAAGTCATTAATGCTGACGGTACTGTTAATACAAATAAACATTATCAAGAAGCAACCAAAGTACAAACGAATACAATCGAAAGAACATCTTTCGTATATGTTCCCAAAGAAACACCTCGAGATGCAGACGTAGAGTTTAATAATGCTGATAAAAAAGTATTTGTAAAAGTAAATGGTCAGCAACACGAAATTGAAAATAATGTAACTGAAACTCAAAAATTTGAAAATGGCAAATTAGTCGTAACTCAAAAAGAAGAGTCAGTTATTTCAATCGCCGCTCCTAAGCCAGCTAAAACTTCACTTAGTTTTTACTATGGTGGAGGTAATAATTATGGTGTAGGTGTAAATTATAATATTTCTAAACATGTAACTTTGAACGGACTATATGTTAATCACAAAGCATATGCCGGTGTAACGGTACCTATCGGAAACATGGATAGTAGTTCAAAGAAACAAGATATTTCTAAACAAGAAAAGGAAGTGAAATAATATGCCAGAAGGTGCAGGTACTGAAGTACACGCAGCAGCAGCAACTCCAGTTTTTAACGTTATTAAAATGTCAAAATAATATTTATGGCTTTAATCATGAATATCATTTTTGCAAAATAGTAAGTCTATTGAGAAATTAGTAGATAGTGACGGTTTTTATATCGTCCAACTAAGACATTGAATTGCTGGGAACCCCTAAAGCTCAATTAACTACAACGTAATATCGTATTTATACAATATAAGCGTGAATGTTGTGAAAGCAGAAAAAATAATTGAGATGAGATATGGTTAAATCCTAAGTCTTAATAAAATAATGGGCAATCAGCAGCCAAGCTCGCAAGAGAAGGTTCAACGACTATTCCTCGTGAGGG